CGGGGTGATTAAGAGGAAGGGATCTGAGTGACAACATGTAGTTAACTGACTGACGAGCCCTGAAAGGGATCGCAGACAGAACTTCTGACGCAACATAACAGCACTGTAGACCATGGTTTTCAGATGCTAATAAGTTGCTTGTCACCAGAGCGTTTCGTTCTGCATTGCTCAAGTAGGGGCGTAAACCCTTACCCGAGACATACGAGAACGGTACTGATAGGTATAATTCACTGAACTCTAATGGACCGTAGGTCCGTAAGTGAACAGGAATAAGGCCGACCAAGTACACGTATATCCTTGACATAAACGAGTAGAAATTCGATGACTGAGAAATATCAGCCAGAGAATTGCAAACGAAGTATATGTCCTGGTATGTACGTATAACGCGCTTAAGATAAAAGGGCCGTACAAGTGCTCCCTTATAGTAATCCTTGCCACAACTTTCTTTAAACGGAGAAGAAATAAAACTCTTCTCTAAGTTCAAAGAAAAGCCTGCCCAGGAAAGGGCAGAAATAACGTGGCTGGCTGCATGCTGCCTCACAATGATGTCATCACCAAAAACGGTGATATCATTGGGAGAGCATTTAAAGCCATTGACTTCGCAGGCGGATTTTGCAATCGCCCAGAAAATCAAGGATTCAAGCGGGAAAGTGAAGCCATTACCCATAGCGGAGAACTTTTCGTAGGTAACTGTTTCGCTTTTAAGAGTCCCTGTCTTATGACGGAGATCATCAAGAAATGCGAACCAGTACGGCGGAAGAAGTAATCGCACCAGCTCTAAGGAAATTGTATCCGAAGCGGATGCAAGATCAATAGTGCTGAATTGGTTAGTATTAGGCGTGGATCCAATCGACCAGTACCGAGAACCAAGAAGTGCGAACTTCTGATTTTTGGTTTGGTCGGTGAGATCTACACCGAATACCTTAAGCCTATCTTCCATATAGGATTTAACACCTAACTGGAGGAATAAGTTTAAGTTGGCTCCAACTGCGATAGGACGGTCGGTAGACGCATCCTTCGGCACAAAGGTCACGCGATCGCTATCCTTCACCACCACGCATTCATCAAGAAGCATAAGCTCCTTTTGAAAGCGAGGCGAACCGCTGGGCGGTAGCTCAGTACGGCGACCCGATGACTCGAGATAATCGAGCCATTTAGGATCTGAAGAAATAGCAGCATATGCATAAACCCGGGCAGTACTACTAACAGAGTAAGGAAGATCGGCGAACTTATAGTACGCAGAAGTCCTATTTCCGTTAGAGGTTAAAGTGCTGCCAGGACCGTGCTTTGACCTGTCACAAATTATGTTCATAATAAGCGACGGGGTGAGATCTCCAAGTACATTGTCAATAAGACGACGTGCAAGGGGAACCCACTGCGGAAGATCCTCGCGCCTTACGGCGCGTAATCTCAGGTTGGTGTCTCTACATTGTGCCTCGGACTGGAGCCACTTTTCAGTGGCTTTACGACGAGGTCCAATTTCTAGATCACTAACACTGAACGGATACTTCTTTAACAAAGCAAGGGCTTGCCGGTGCGCACGTACAGTGCGCAAGCTCTCGTTTCCATCATACGACTGTGTGAGGGAGTCAAGATCACGACACAAGGCGAGATACTGCGACACAGACCGTTTCTCTGAACAAGAGATAAGTCGCGCCGTAATATCAAGACCGAGGTCGCCGGATGCCTCTTCTGCGAAGAGGCGAAGCAAAAACCACGGGTCGACTGTTTTACCAATAACCGTAGCTGCAACGCGCTTACGCACGTTGCGGGGCTTAAAGTACTTTCGCATGAAAGATTTCCCTGGTAGGTGGTCAGAACTGGGTTTTACCAGTCACGGCCAAGCTCTTGTAGTCAGCTTTCGCAAGCGAAACTGCACGAGCAAACAACTCATCCACTTCCGCATCACTCATCCCAACAGGTAGACTACTGTTGAGTTCGAGTTTTGCGTCCTTGGAT